TAGGCAATAATGCAGTTAGGGCTTATGTAGTTGAAAGTGATGTAACAAGTAGTCAGGAAAGAATAACCGCAATAAGACAAAGAGCAAGATTTAGTTAATATTTAAAAAAATACTATTTATGAGTATGGAATTACCTTTATATATGTTGGAAATATCAGATGATTTATTAGATGATGCAGAGGTGCAATTTGTTTCATTAGTTGATAGACCTGCAATTAAAAAAAATTGGAATGCTTTTAAAAATGAACAAAAGTTTCAAATCATTAGTGAAGATAAGCGAATCATTAGTGGTTGCGCTATGTTGGCTGACACGCCTATTTTTAGAAGTGATGCTACTTTTGGTGATTACTATGTTGCTTTTTCTAAAAATACTATTACAAAGATTGTTCAGAAATACTTTAAAAAAGGATACCAAAACAATGTAAACTTAATGCACGACCCTAACCAAATTGAAACAGGGGTTACAATGTTTGAAAGTTTCATTAGTGATAAGTCAAGAGGTATTCCACCAATGGCAAATTTTGAAGATTCACCTGATGGTTCTTGGTTTTGTTCAATGCTAGTAGAAAATGATGCAGTATGGCAACAAGTTAAAGAAGGTAAGATTAACGGATTCTCTATTGAAGGGATATTTAACTACGCTCCTAAAGTAAATAAAGACCAAGTTAAGATGCAAAAGATAAAAGACATATTAGAACAGATTGAGTTCTAAGTGATAAACAAATTAATTTATTAACATTTAAAGAAAAATAAAATGAATCCAAAAGAAGCATTAAAACAAATACGAGCAATATTTGAAGATATGCCACCAGTGGTTGAGCCACAAATTCCTGTTTCTGAAAAAGTAACTAAGGTACAAATGGCTGAATACTCTTTAGCAGATGGAACTAAGGTTCAAATCTCTGAATTAAAAGTAGGTGGTATGGTTCAAATGGCTGATGGTACTCCTGCTCCAATGGGAGAATATCAATTAATGGATGGTACATCTATGCAAGTTGATGAAATGGGAGCAATCATACAAATCGCATCTCCAAAAGAAGATGCAGTAGTAGAACAACCTGTTGCACCTGCTGCACCTGTTGCACCTGCACAAGATACTCAAGCTATGGCTGAAGTATTAAAGGCAGAATTTGCAGAGCAAAAAAGTCAATTAGAAAAAAAGATTGCTGAATTAGAGAGCAAAGTAAAACAAGGGTTTGCACAAGTAGCTGAATTAGTAGAAGCACTTTCAAATACCCCAACTGCAGAGCCTACTCAAAAGTCAGCAAATGCTTTTCAATCATACATTAGTTCAAATGATATTAAGTATGAAAGATTAGAGAAATATAGAAACGCAATTTTAAACAAATAAATTAATAAACAATGGCATTTTCAATTAGTTCATTAACAAATTACACTAAAGAGAACGAAGCACAATTAGTTACTTCTTCTGTTTTAGGTGCAAAAACTGCTGCTCTTATAAAGAGTGCAGGTAATGTTATGGTTGGTGTTAAGTCAGCACAAACTATCAACATTATGGATACAGATGCTTTCTTCCAAACAGGTGGCACTTGCGGTTGGAACGCATCAGGTACAACTTCTTTCACTCAAAGAACTGTAACAGTAGGTAAAATCAAAGTACAAGAATCTTTATGTCCTAAGTCTTTAGAAGCTAAATACTTACAAAAGGCTTTACCAACAGGTTCAACTTATGATTCAATTCCTTTTGAGCAAGATTTCACAGATAGAAAAGCTAAGACTATTGCTGCTCAATTAGAGACTGCACTTTGGCAAGGTGATACAACTTCTGCAAATGGTAACTTAAACAAGTTTGATGGTTTAATCAAATTGATTGGTGCTGCTTCAGGTGTTGTTGATGCGAATGTATCAGGATTTATTTCAGGTGCGCCTTTGACTTCAATTACTTCTGCAAACGTAGTAAGTTTATTTGATGGTGTTTACAAAGCAATTCCTGCTAAAGTAGTATCAATGGAAGATATGGTTATCGTATGTGGTGTTGATACTTTCCGTACTTACACTATTGCATTAAAGAACTCAAACTTATTTGCATATAGTTTTGATGGTAAAGCTGATTCTGAATTTGTATTGCCAGGGACTTCAATTAGAGTAATTGCTCTAAATGGTTTAAATGGTACAAATGATGTTTACGCAATGAGATTAAGCAACTTATTCTTAGGTACAGATTTACTTAACGAAGAAGAAAAATTCGATATCTTCTTTGCTAAAGAAGCTGACGAGGTAAGATTTGCTGCAGAGTTCAAAATGGGTGTAAACATTGCATTCCCAGATGAAATTGTTAAGGTAGCAATTTAATTATAAGGGGAGTTGAAATATACTCCCCATTTTTTAAAAAATAAAATAGACATATATGCCATGCGCACTTACTCAGGGATATACCCTAGATTGTAGAGATTCCTTAGGTGGAATTACAGAGGTTTATTTTATTGCAAGTTCAGATGTATCTTCTATTACTGAAGCTAGTGGTGTAATTACTTCATTAACTAAGTCAACAGGTAAAAGATTTTATAAATATGAGTTAGTAAAAGGTACTTCAATGTTTACCGAAACAGTAGCAGCGAATGTACAAAATGGAACTTTGTATTACACAACTGAATTGACAATAATTTTAAATAAGTTACAAGCAAATACAAGAAATGAAATTCTTTTATTAGCACAAAATAGATTAAATGCCGTTGCTAAAGATAGTAATGGTAAATATTGGTATCTTGGTAAAACAAGAACTTTAGATTTAACTGGAGGTAGTGCTGCAACAGGTACTGCTGAGGGAGATAGAAGTGGATATACTTTAACCTTTACAGGTGCAGAACCAAATCTTTGCCCTGAAGTTAATAGTTCAGTAGCATCTGCTTTAACAACTGCAGGATAGTTTGTAGTTTTTTCATAGTTTGTTCCCCTGCTTAGTTCTCTAGGTGGGGGTTTTTTTTATCCGTATATATTCGTAGATATACGCATTTAAGTCAAAAAGTCAAGTTATAACATTACTAACTCATTTTGAAAACATTCATATAATTGCTATTTATATTTGATGATACATTTAACTAAAGGCGAAACAAATACTATTGTTATGACATTAACTGAAAAGCAGTTATTGACTAACCCTAATTATTTATTTGTATTTACAAATAGAAGTTCAAATTGTGAGATAAAGTTTATTAAGTTAAATGCCACAGATAATAGTTTATACAAGGATAGGTACAATGAATTTAGTATAGTGACTAATACCAACTTTAAAAACCAATTAGAAGGGCAATATACTTACGAAGTGTATGAACAAGCAAGTACTACAAACTTAGATATTACAGGCTTAAACAAGCTAGAAACAGGTATTATGTGGCTTTCAGGTTCTACCTTAACATATAATACATATACAACAAATGACACTTATACAATTAGACAATGATAGATTTAAGAGTATTACAATTCGCTGAAGCTAGACAACCTGAATTTAGGGAGAAGAAAGGTATTGATGGTGGCTACATTAAATATGGGGAGAATAATGATTATCCTGAATACATAGTTGATTTATATAACAAATCTTCTAAGCATAGTGCTATTATTAAAAGCAAGGTACATTACATTACAGGCAATGGTTGGTCAGGTGAAGCAGACGCAAAACAATTTATAGACAAAGCGAATAGAGTAGAATCTTTAAATGATTTAACGAGAAAGGTTTCTTTAGATGTTGAAATATTTGGAGGTGCATATTTAGAAATTATATGGGACTTATCAGGTAACCTTGCGGAGATATGGCATTGTGATTATGTTAAAATTAGAACTAATAAAGACAATACTCAGTATTGGTATAAAGAAGATTGGAAAGATAACAAGGTTAAGCCTGAAATAATTGCTGCATTTAATCCTAAACAACCAGTAGGTAAACAAATTCTGTACATAAAAGAGTACAGACCTAATATTGGTATTTATGGATTGCCTTCATACTTTGCTGCATTAAATTATATTGAATCAGATATTGAAGTTTCTAAACATATTTTAGGAAATGCTCAAACAGGGTTTTCTGCTAGTAAACTTATTACTTTACCTAATGGCGAGCCTAATGACGAAGAGAAACGAAATGTTGATAATAGATTAAGAAAAACATATAGTGGTGCAGATGGTAAGAAATATATGATTGCTTTTGTCAATGATATTTCTAGAAAGCCTGTTGTAGATGATTTAGGTACGAGTGATTTAACAAAAGAAGATTTTAGCAGAGTTGATGAATTGATACAAACTAATATATTCTCTGGACATCAAGTTACTACTCCTTCAATTATGGGTATTGCTGAAGCAGGTAAATTAGGAAGTAGAACAGAGATGCGAGATGGTTATGAGATATTTAAAAACACTTATGTAAATGCAAAACAGATGCACCTAGAAAGTGTATTTAATATGTTAGCAAAATATAAAGGTGTTACAAGTGAAATAAAGATTATACCTACCGAGCCTATTGGAATTGAATTTAGCGAAGCTACAATAGTTTCTCTTGCACCTAAAGAATGGATATTAGAGAAGATAGGAATAGATATGACCAAGTATGCACCTAGTATTGATACTGCTGCACCTACACAGGGCTTATCTGTTAATGAACATATCAAAGGTTTAAAGGGTAGAGAGTGGCAGAATATGCAAAGAATTATTAGAGAATTTACTAAAGGTAAAATTAACAGAGAACAAGCTACTGCAATGCTTAAAACAGGATATGCTTTAAGTGATGAAGAAGTTAATACTTGGTTAGGTTATGAAGAATTAGATGCACAATTTGCAGCGCAAGACTTTAGTGTATTTTATGAATTTGGTGAGAATAAAGAATCTTTTAATATTTGGAAAACAAGTAAAAGATTCAGTGATGAAGCAGACTATTATATGTTTGCAGATGTTACACAATTAGAATCTGATATATTAGACCAAATATCAAAACAAAAAAATATAACGCCAGAGGTATTAGCAGAGGTTTTAAATGAGGATGTAAAAACAATCAATAATATTTTAAAAGATTTAGAGGACAGAAAAATATTAAAGGTTAAGGAAACTAAAATAGGTAAGGGAATAGATAGCAACATAGAAATATCAAGAGAATTAACTAGACCATTAAGTAAGACTGTTGGAGATGTAAAACCACAGACTACTGAAATTATGATTCGTTTTTCTTATGAATGGAGAAATGATTTTTTTAATGTACCAACTGAATCTAAAAGCACAACACCACTTATAAAAACTAGCAGACCTTTTTGTAAACATTTATTAACTGCCAATAAATTATATAGTAGAAGTGAAATAGAAATGATGTCAGCAAGGTTAGGTTATTCAGTATGGGATAGAAGTGGTGGTTGGTGGAATAATGATGGTACAACTGAAGAACAATGCAGACACGAATGGCGCACAAATGTAGTAACTAGAAAAATTAAATAAATGTCATTAAATACATTATTCATATCTGTACAAAGTATTAAGGATAGAACAGGACTTCACGCAAATGTTGATGAGAAATTAGTATTTCCTGAAATTAAAACGGCACAGGATATGTATATACTACCAACTTTAGG